TGCCACTGTAGCCTCACTGTATAAGTACGCAAGATTTTCAAGAGTGTCTATACCATGACGCTCAACAGTAGTCTTACTTTCGTACCCATCTACCTCTTCCGAGGTTTCAAAGATGATGGTGGCTTTAGTCATTAGAAAGCACTCCCGTCTGCTTCATAGGGTACATGTTCTACTACCTTAATTGCTTCTAAGGTAGTCAGCTTACCGTCCCATACATCTAGCTTTGCTACAACCTTACTACCGTTACCAATAAGACCATCTGTCTCAAAGTCCCAATCAACTAGAACACCGTCAGCGTCTTCTTTAAGTACACGAGGTGGTCCCATTACTACTCCCATTTCCCCTGTGTTCTGATCCTTGAACTTAGGGTTAAAGTGTCCTCGTCGTGCTGAGAAGTATTCCGTACCTTCCTGATCCTCCTTGAACAATTGGGCTTGCATACCTTTGTTTGGTACACCATCAGATACCATCTTCTTCTTAGTATCCTTATCAAGCATTAGTTGCACAGTGTATCGTCCCTGTACTTCGTCAATCTTGTTTCGTGCATCAGAACCTTCCTGCATGTTCTTACCCATGTCTCGGTCTTCTTCACGCAACTTAGCCCAATTAACTGGACACTCAACGTAAACTTTCTTTCCCATGTCGGGTTCCTTTCCTTATGTGGGTACTTATATATAGCAACATTTTTTTGTGTTTATAACAAACCACGTTAAATTTATTTAGTGTATGTCAGCATAGCTACTACCGAACTGAGCATCAATACCCAATGGGACATTTAGCTGCAACTCATCGTTCAACCGCTCTATACTATCTTCCATACTAATCTTCTCTTGTGTCTCCTTTCCCTCTTTTACCAAAGTGATAATTTCATCGTGGAACTGTCCTATCGTTTTGACACCATCCTTACGACAGTGCTTAACCCAAGTGTCAAAGCAATAGACGCCTGTACCTTGATTAAGTGTACTGAAGCGGTCCTTCTCACTACGTAGGCTGTACCAGAAACCACTGACAGGGTTCTTTAGCCACATACCCCCTAGCCCCTGTGGTTCCCGTACACGTACACCCTTTGCCACGGCCTCTACGGACCAGTTACGATCCCAGAATGCAGCTAGTAGTTTCTTAGCTTCTGACTTCTTCATGCCTGTAGTACGAGATAGAGTAGCCTCCTTGACACCATACGTGGCACTGTAGTTGACTACCTTGTAGTTCTTACGCAATGCCTTTAAACTGCGTTCTCCTGTGTTGTGCTTGTCTATGTCCTCTTGGCTGATGACACCAGCATGTTTAGCTAAGTCAAGGTGTGGGTCAAATCCTGGTTTTGACATTTCTGCTACATACTCAGGGTCTAGTGGCTGCATATAGTGTCGCTTAGTCGTGTCCTCTAGGCTAGTCATATCTGCACCACACAACACGTAACCTTCTGGGGCAATCAGGCATCCTCGTATCTCAGCACCATAGGGCTTTTCCACTGAGGGAAGGTTGACCAAAGGTTTAGCGTGTTTAAACCTCATAGTATTAGTCATGCCAGCCACACCAGCTTCTAGGTATCCATCTACCTCACACTCTAGGAACGCCTTGAGTATCCCGATTCTGTGAGTAAGAACAGAAAGACCATCCAGAATAGAAACAGCAGGATCGTTAACAGCCAGCTTCTTAACTGACGGGCATAGTTCCCCATCTTTCCTGACTTGTTCGATCTGTCGTTCATCACCATTAGCCTCTCTTACAAACTTAAATGTTCTGGGTTGCCAACCAATACTAAACAGCCAATCCTTGATCTGGGACACTGAGTTAGGATTACCCCGTTCTTCTCCTGTCTGCACAACAAAACTCTGTACCGTCTCAGGCTGCTTGTACTGCTTCCTCAGAGCCTCAAAGTTCTCCCCGTGACTGCTTAGGCTACCATCTTTACGATACATCACCTTGGGTCTATTCTGTACCTTAGTAAGCACATGACGTGGCATAGCATTAGCTAGTTGTTCTACCTTATCCTCTTTCATACCCTGCCATTCAGCAAGGTGCATACTAGCTTTAGCTACATCTAATTTCCACCGTAGGGCCTCCTGTTCCCTAGCGCAGTCTAACTTGAATGTGATGTAGTCGATAAGTCTCCACGCTTCACTGTTCATATAGTTTCTCCAATTTCCTCTTTAGGTCTCGCCATAGGCGAACATTAATCTTTACATCTTCTTCACAACGATGGGCATACTCTTCTTTGGATAACCCCTCCCAATCATCTACCTTGGGCTTAGGTACGCCATACTCTTCACCATATACTGCTAGACCATGCTTTGCTCTGTGGTGGTGCAAGTACCAACTAAGTCCTAACGTATCTACCAGCTTGGCATTGACCTTTATACCTAACACCTTTTCCACTGCAGGGATATCAAAGCGTACAATGTTATGCCCAGTTAAGGCTAACGTATGATCTAGGCTGTACTCCAAGAAGAAGTCACGCATTTCATCGTAGTCAAAGATAGACCTTGGCTTATCCATAGCTGCTGTTTGATACGACAACACATGTATCTTAGTCAGCTTATCTAACAGTCCATCTGTCTCTATGTCGAATACTGTCTCTGCATCAGGTGTCATCATCGTATAGCCCCATTTCTTCGTTTGTCTTTGCGAACTGTCGTTCTAGTGGTGTTAATTCTTCTTCAACAAACTTATCATATGCTCTTGCAGCCTCTTCTGCAGTTTTAAAGTACCCACTTCGGATTTCTTTATAATTTCTTTTTAATCGGGAACGGTATCTACCTTTGTACAGAGACACACCTTTAAACTTACAACCCCCAGAACTTAATTTGTTTCTTTGGTTAAGGCTATTTGTTGCAGGTCTTAAATTTTCTACTCTGTTGTTAAGTCTGTTCCCGTCTATATGATCTAAGAAGTCAGGAACATAACCGTAGTTAAGAAACCAAACAACTCTGTGATTACGATAGTAAAAACTTCTCCCCCCAAAAGACCTATTGAAACACATATACCCATTCATATTAATGTAGCCTAAAAACCACGTAGTTTTAGGTCCACCGGAACGAGGGGTAGTCCAGAAAAGATTTCCCGTCTCAGTATCATAACTTATGTTATCTTTCATCCACTGCTTCTCTTCTTCTGTCCACTCTCTTGCCTTTACCATTATTAATACTCCTGCTTTAGTGTGAACGTATCACTGTTAAACTTCATTCTGCCAGCCCGTCCTTCTTCACTGCAAGGGCGGTTTTTTTGTACCGTGATGTATGTTGTGTTTCTTTCATCAAGGTCTTCTGCTTCTTTATCCCTAGACAGATCAATGATAACACTGGCACGTTGTCCTATCATCTTACAGTACTTAGGGTCTCCATCTTCATTAGTGTGAGCGATAGTCACAATGCCCACATTTAGCTCCGCTGATAGCTTAGAGAGCCTTACGGATAGGTCAGCTAGTAACTCTTCCTTAGATGCCTCTGATCGTCCAGCCACAACGTCTTGGATAGGTTCAAAGAATACATACTTACATCCACATGCCTGACTAAAGAAACGTATCTGATCACACAGTTCATCAGTACCTTGACCATCCCCTAAGTAGAACTGATAGAAGTTCTCGTCCCTAGTAATACTCTTAATAGCTTCTATGACATCCTCATGCCTACCCTTGTCATCAATCAAGTCACGCCTAGTTAGGTTATCCTGTAACTCATACGACACAAGCCCAAGAAGGGATCGTAGCTTAGTTTCCTCTAGGTGCCATGCAGCAATAGGAACCTTACGCTGTAGCATGTTGTATTCCAAGAAACGCATAACCTCAGTCTTGCCAATGCCAGTAGGTGCCTTAATCACTGTGAAGTGACCCTGCATAAGCCCCATGATCTTATCATCTAAGTCAGTGATACCTGTAGGAACGTATACATGATCTGGTGTATCCCGATACAACGACAAGAACTGATCGGCAGTGTTTAAGATATTCTCAGGTGTATACTTAGCAGCGTTCCACCATGCACTCTTGAACTCCGCATGTGCATTGTCCTGTAGGAACTCATTAGCATCCTTATACTTATCGTGTGGTACTCGGTACACCTTGTTAGGAAACAACTTAGCTACCCGATCAGCTAAGGCATTACCAGTATCATCATTATCTACTGACAACACAATCTTCTGGAAACTATCTAGCCACTCCTTACAATTCTCCCACAGCTTCTTAGAGGGACTACCAGATGGTAATGATACAACAGGATTAATGTATTGACTCTTCATCATCTGTGCTACTGATAAGGCATCTAGTTCCCCCTCAGTGATGGTTACAGTCTTAGAACAACCAGCGGTAAACATATTCATACCAAACAGTTCATCACCCTTGAACCCGTCCTTAGTGTAGAACCCTTTCTCGTGTAGGGTACGGACTTTAATTCCACCGCTGGGGTATATGTACTCTTGCCGACCATCATATGTCTTAACATTAAAGTCTTCCATAGTACGAGCATTAATCCCTCGGAGGGGTGTATAACGACCATCACCAGCGGTCTCTATCCTCTTAGGTGTAAACGACATTATATTTTCCTTTTCCGCTAGTGGGTACTTATCCTTAGCCCACTCAAATGTCTCACCAGTTTTACTTGGATACGACTTAAGACAAGAGTGACAACGACCAAACCCATCCGTGTTATAACTGAAAGCATCCGACGAACCACAATCAATATATGGACATGGTTGATGTACTCTTTCTTTATTCATATTATTATTTCCTTTTCCTAAGTAAGACCTCTGTATTTACCTATAGCAACATTTTACGGCACAATTAACAAAAGCCACATTGTTTATATGGCCTCTGTGACTTTTTTGATACACTTATCTACAGACCTCTTAACTTCCATAGGTGTTGTACCAAATTTACCCCCACAATTTTCAACAATCTTAGCTAATGTGACACCTTTAAGGTAACGCATTTCCACTAGACCCCACTCATCGTCAGATAGTGTCTTCCTTGCAACACGCATAGTCTCTATCATATCTTGTCGTTTTTCATACAAAACAGCAGGGTCAGAGTCTTTATCAACTACATCAACACTTTCTATCGGTGTGGTAGTAGAATTAATAGCCTGTTGCAATTTTGTCACACCCGCCCGGCTCATCGTTGACTTGTAGTCTGTACCCCTAGCCAAAGACCTAGCTGGCTCACTTAGAGGTACACTTACAGCTAGTGTCTTAATATTGATGTAATCATGCATAGCCCTGTTAGCCATACGCCTTAGATTAGCCCTGTGCGTGTTCCCCTGATCCACTTGATCTAAGCACTCCAAAATTCCCTCGGAGACCAGATCATCAAAGTGGCTAGGTGAGTTGTATTTATGTGCCAGTGTACGACACATCTTCATCATTTCTTCAGTAGTCATGTTTTAAAGCCTTCCAGCTTACAGGAAAGTAAATCGACATAATATCAGACACCTCATTTCCCACGGTACGGGTCTCTAGTTGAGTGTCTTCCTTACAACGTAAATTGCACATCTTAGCGAAGGCTCCTACTGTACCTGACCAATACCACTCTGTCATCATGTTCTGAGGCAGTATCATACGTGCTTGCTCTGGACAGATACCACTAGACAATAGGTCTTGGTAAGCTGCTAGGCAATAGCCTTGAACCTTTAAAGCACCAACAGGTACGGACTCTACAGCACCAACACTGCCTTGCTTTTTATCGTCAGCCCTGCCACGCCACACATCAGGCTCATAGAACTCAGGTGTATCATCCACATACCTACGGCTCACCTCATTCCAAGGCATATACTCATGCTTCTGTAGTTGTCGAGCTACAAAAATAGGTGCCTTAACGTGTACCGTCATAAAGGTGTGGTTAAATGGTGACGTATGCTTATGCTTGGCTAGGTACTTTATCAACTTTTCATCGGCTTTCTTAAGCTTTGGGTAGTGTACCCTAGTGATTTCACTAGTTTCATTGTCCCATATGTCAGCATAGTCTTTATTGTTCCACTCACTCTTCTTACCAAAGGATACCCTAGCTGCATTAACGACAGACAGGTCACTACCCATGTGGTCTATGTATGTTACTTTAATCATGTACTTCTCTCCTTATGGTGTAGGGGTCATAAACCTCACTTATGATCTGGGGATCATACTCCTGTCCTTTTTTTACGCTATGCCGTATATTTTGAATATTTACGCTACAAAGTAAATAGTTATTCAAGGTGCTGTCCCTTTCCATAATTTTACTTGTGCATCTAACTTGTGGGTCTCCTCTAATAGCTTTTTAGCTTTTCTCTCCCAGTAGTCAGCTTCACGCTTTAGTATCTCATAGCTTTCACGCAGTTTCTCATTCTCTTTCTGCACTCTCTTTAACTTAGTCATTAACTCTCCGTGTTCATCATTCATATTATCCACCTAAGTCCGTTATGTGATTTTGACATATGACCCGTTGCGCTGAGTTCAATGCCCTTTTCTTCTGTAGAATCTTAAGTCTCTGCTTACACTCCTTGAGGTCTTGTTCCAGTGTATCTATTTCATCATTGATAGTATTACTCCTGATCTGTAGGGTGGCCTTTTGCACACTCCAATATTCTATCTCTTGCTCTATTGATCCCATCAGTAATCCTCCCCCCAAAGTTTTCTTTGCTCGTAATCTGCCCACATCTCTT